ATGCATATCGTACAGCCGATCCGAAGTTTGGAGAAGATCCAGGAAGTCAAACAGTATTTAATGAAGAAAAGTGATCGTGATTATTTTTTATTTATTTTTGGCATGAACAGCGCACTGCGGATTTCTGATGTTCTGCCGCTTCGCGTGAGGGATGTCAGGAACAAAGACCATGTGTGGGCAACCGAAAGCAAAACGAGAAAGAAAAGAAAAATTCTGATACTGGAGTCTTTAAAGGCCGACATATACGCTTATACAAAAGACATGAAAGAGGATGACTATTTGTTTAAATCGAAACGGACGAATAAGCCCATATCCCGGATTCAGGCATACAGAATATTAAAGGAAGCGGCTGCCGCTTGCGGATTGGAGGAAATCGGGACGCATACGCTTAGAAAGACGTTCGGGTATCATTTTTATCAGAGGACAAAAGACATTGCTGAACTGCAGAGGATTTTGAATCATTCTTCTCCGTCTATTACAATGCGTTATATCGGAATAGATGAAGATACGACGAGAGCCGCCTATAAAGTGTTCGGAGGGCTGTAGACTTGAAAAAAACGGCCGCCAGCGTTACTATAATAGAAGCAGGCTCTAGTAGCACAGCGGATAGTGCAGCAGTTTCCTAAACTGCAGGTCGGGAGTTCGAATCTCTCCTAGAGCGTTTTTGGCATAAGATAGGTGCAGATTAATAATATCAGCAAAACAGAAAAACCCTTGTGTAACAAGGGTTTTTGTCGTTTTTTTAAGTTTTTTATTTATGTAAGAACCCGCTGAAAAACGATGCGATTTTATTTTTTTTTGCACAAATTTTGCACATTTTTAAACAGATGTTTTCACGTCAGGCATTTTTTCAAACAGATCAAGGGTGTTTCGTGTATCTTCTTCACGGAGTTCTTTAATTATATGTGAATAATAATTAAGCGTGGTATCTATCTTGGCATGACCTAAACGCTCCGAGACATAATAAATTGAAATCTTTTTATAGAGCAACACACTGGCATGTGTATGTCTCAACCCATGTATCGAAATTGGTTCAATTTTTAAGTCTGTCAATGTCTTTTTAAATATTTTGTTGACAAATTCGTTAGTGATGACTTTTCTAGAACTGCGAGGACTATAAAATACAAGATTATGTATGTTATCAGGCATTTCGGAAAACAACTTTTTGAATAAATCCATTGTATTAGAATCCATTTTAATGGTCCTATTTGAAGACGCATTTTTTGTCTTAGCAAAACCCGTTCCTTTTTTATAATCCCAGGTTTTGTTGATTGTAATCTCATTTAATTCAAAGTTGAAATCCTCGAGTGTTAATCCCAACATTTCAGAAAACCGCATTCCTGAAGTGAGGGCCAGTATTAATAAATAATATCCGATAGACTGATCCTTGCGCACATATAATTCATTTAAAAGCTTTTGACTCTCAACATAATTCAAGTGTTTTTCTTCCGGGCGTTTTGATTCCACGCTTCCAATCAATTTTGCTTTCCTGGTAAAATCAAACGAAATAATCCCTTCTTCAATTGCCTCTTGTACACAAGCTCTAATGTGCGTATTTATTTTTCTAACAGTTTCTTTTGCGTGTTCAGATCCAAACTTATTTAAAAACTCTTGATATTCTCGTTTAGTGATGTCATTGATATATCTTCCTGCAAAATTCTCTGAAATTTCTCTAAGTGTAATATAGTAACCTTCACGAGTGATGGCACCAATATCAGCTCTATAAACATTTACCCAACTTTTAAAGTATTCATCAAAGAGGACTTTTTTTGTGCCCGGCGTTTTATATTTCCTCAATTTTTCTTCAACCTCTGCGGCAGCCACTTGAGCTTCCTTCTTAGTTTTAAATCCGCTTTTCCTGATGGGCTTGGGTTTAGCGCTAACGCAATACTGCCACGTTTTACCGCGTTTTAAGAAACTAGCCATTTCATTCACTCCTATAGGGGGAACTTTAATTCTCCAATAATAGGATAGCACTATCTTAATTTATTTAAAAGATTGTTCCAAATAAGGCTTTTCGCTTAGTTAACCATTGTAAAATAAGGTATAATAAGTATTAGGAGGAATAAATTATAACGTAAAAAATCAAAAAATTCTAAATCTTATCGCCATCGTTCGACAAAATTTTCTTTGTGATTATGTTAAATTTGAGGTGAAAAGGTGATCATATGGAAACAGTAGCAACTAGAGATATAAGGATTCATCTAAAAGAATTAATAAAATCCTCTGATGAAAAGCAGAATGTTATAGCTGCTAAAATCGGGATTAGCGAAGGCTATTTAAGTAAGTTTCTTAGCGGAAAAGAAATTAATTTTTGGATGGTTCGAGAGATCATAAGGTATGTTGATCCAGAAAATGAAACTGCATTGATGGAACAGCACTGCTTAACTGGAGTGAAAAAGAAAAATTATGCTTCTGCTTTGGAATATTGCTACACTAAGCAATTATATTCTGTTATAGAGGCATTGATAAGCTCCCAGATTGAAAGGGATGGCAAATACGATCTATGGTCTAATATTTATAGATTTATTCTTAATTCAAGATTCTCTTTTGGGAATATTGAGTATACCGAAGGATTAAAGAAGTTTAGTCCTTCTTGTGACGAAATGAGAACGTTGTTGAGTATACTAGAAATGTATGGGTACTTTTATAATGGCAGATATGAGATCACTCTATACCATATTCGATCCATTCGAAGTCTTATTAAAAATCTATCAGATCCATTTTTGAAAATCGCATTTACTGCTCGTATAGAAGAAGTCTTAGTGAATATATATTTAAAACAAAACAACGATGTTAATAAGGCGAGAGAGGCGGCATTCTCTCTCCTTGAAAAAGACCTCAGTATCAATTTGAATATGACAGCTTTGTACATATTGGCATTGTCTTATATGAATGAATCATATTGCCATTCTTATAGGTACTATTTGAGGTGTTTGAACTTACTTGCAAATTTCCCTGATCGCAGTGAGGAAATGGTCCAGAATAAAGAGGAAATAGCCATATTACAATATTATTGGAACAAAGAAATTTCAAAGGAGTTTCAAGTGACTGAATTCGCAAAGGCTTTAGGAAGATCCGAGCCATTAAACTCTTTCTATTCGGATTCCTTTTATAAAAAATATGCTCTTCTTTTTGATGGGAAAAGAGAAGAAAACGCTGAAAAATTATTGCTATCCCTTTATTATTTTTCTCAACAGCAAGATCAATTTAGAGCAACTCTTCCTAAAATTGACTTGATAAAATTAGGATTTAATTTTAATATTTAGAAGTGGGAGGTGTTGCAGATGAGAAAAATGTCATTGACCTTAGTTTTAGCGTTCGGTATACTGACTACTGCTTTTGTGGGTGTTTCGTTAAACCATTCTGAAGCAGGCGGAAGTTTTCAAACGACTGAGATAAGAGTAGGCATGTAGTATATCTGACTCCCGAAAAGTACATAAAAAAACACAAAGACGCTGCCGTGACTGGCAACGTCTTTCGTACTTTTCGGGGATATTTCCTGTTTTCCGGAAAAACGAAAATAGGAAATTCCTGAAAAAGTATTTATTTTAAAATTGTTATTAAATATAATAGGAACAAACGTTCTATTTTGAGAGGGGAAACACATCATGCATATTACATTCGAGAACATCATCGGGAATCTAAAAAAGGAAATTGAAAAGGAGAAAAATGTGGACACAAAAAAACTTAAAGTTGGTTAATTTAAATCTTTCAAATGTCGTTCTTTTAATTCCCTTAATTCCTTTAAATAATTTATAACCATTTGCAATTCTTCTTCTGTTATCTTACTTCCGTTATCGTGGACAATGTTTAGTTTCTTGAGATCATCTATTGTTATACTCTTCTGTGAAAGAAGTTGCTTCTCTGGTTCTGAATACTTTTCTAGGCTCTCTTCATCAAAAAACAAGTATGATTTGTGAACGCCTAAATAGTCAGCGATTTTTTCTATTACTTGTATTGATGGCTGTTGTAAATTTCTTTCTATTCTTGAAAGGTAGCTGTGTGTAATTCCCACAGCTTCGGCAACTTCATCTAATGTTTTTTTCTTTTCCTTACGAATACGCCGAATCGCTTCTCCCATTTTCATATTTCCCATAATAACACCTGCTCTTTTGAAAAATTAACCTTATTCCTCATAGGTAATTATACCATATCGTGTACCTCACGAGAAAATTCTTTTAAAAAGCACTTGTGTAAAAAAAATCGCTATGTTAAGATCAAATTGTTCCTTTCAGGTACAAAAAGGATGTGTTAAAACAAAATGTTCGATCTGAAAGAGTTTGGACGTCTGCTCCAAAAAATCCGAAAAAAGCGGAAAATGTCTCAAATCGAATTCGCTCAATTCTTAGGGTACACAGCTTCATACATCTCAAGAGTTGAGAGAGGGAAAGCGAATCTTTCTATGCAGGCGATTGAAAAGGTCACGAAGAAACTCAATATTAAAATCCGATTTTTTTTTGAACAATAATGGTACTGACAGGAACAAAATGAAAGTGAGTAAAATTTTTAAAAGACATGAGAGGAGAAACTTATGGAACAACTTCTTGATGTTAGCCTGTCAATTCCGATCCCTGCTGACAAAATTCTCATCAGCAAGGTGGAACTTCAGGAACTAAGAGAACAATCGTTATCCGGGGTCTATTGGAACATGAAAGACCTTGAGAAAAAAACAGCGCGTAAAAGCGAGTGGATCAAAGAAAACATTTTATACCCAAGTCGGTTCCGCAAATTTTTAGATTCGGCAAACGGGGGCTTTGTATTTTACCCGCAAGCTAAAGGGCAAAACTGGAGCTTTCAAGCTTCTAAAATGGCTGCTTTTTTAGATAAACACTTTGCTGAGATTTTCAACAAATAACTGAAAGGAGAATACATGTGTTTTTAGGAAGCCATATCTGGCTGCACAATCAAATTCACGTAGTTATAAGCGAGTCTGCTGAGACTCACGAAAGAGCTATTTCTGAGTTGAAAGCGCAAGGCGGTATCTGTCTGTCCGATCAATTACAGCAAAATACCCTCGGCTCTGTAATTGTAAACGGCAAACGGTCTGTATGGCCTTTGACCAAGTCAAAAGGGGGTGAGTTGGATGGGCGAAATTAAATTTGTAAAGCTCAGTACTCAGATGTTTGATGATGAAAAAATCAAACTTATTGAACAGATGCCTGAAGCTGACACATTGTTAATTATATGGGTGAAATTACTCGCTCAAGCTGGTAAGACCAACGCCTCCGGTTACATCTTTCTTAGTGAAAATGTTCCGTATACTGACGAAATGCTCGCAGCTATTTTCTCGCGGCCGTTGGGGGTTGTAAGAATGGCCTTGGATACATTTAGACGGTTCGGAATGATTGAGATTAACGATCAGAATTATATCAGTATTTGCAATTGGGAAAAACATCAAAACGTAGATGCAATGGATAAAATCAGGGAGGATACACGCAAAAGAGTTGCTAAATACCGGGAAAAGCAAAGGGCTTTGCAGCTTTCACAACCAAATAACGTTACCTGTAACGTTACAGTAACGCAAGGTAACGAACAAGAAGAAGAAAGAAGAAAGAAGAAAGAAGAATTAAAAGATATATTGTCGGGTAAACCCGACGACGCATCTTCTTCCAAAAACGAAAAGGACGAGATTCCTTACAAACTGATCATTGATTTGCTGAACAAAGTAGCGGGTAAACGATACAGGCCCACTACACCAAGAACAAAAAAAGACATCAAGGCACGCTGGAACGAAGGTTTTCGCTTTGAAGATTTTAAACATGTCATTCTAGTAAAAACTGAGGAATGGCTCAATGATCCTGCTATGAATAGATATTTACGTCCTGAAACATTGTTCGGTACAAAATTTGAATCTTACCTAAATCAAAAAGGAGGGTCAGCGAATGAAGGATTTTACAAAGGAGCAAGCGGCCGCAGTCGAGGGCGAAATATCTCGCAGGATGACATTCCATACTGACGAGCACGGCAACCCTGTCTACTGCGACAAACACACCCGGATTATCGGTGGGGAAGAAAAGCCGTATCCAGTTCAGCTCATTAAACTTCGGGACGGCTCTGCAAAGTGTCCCATGTGCGAACGGGAACAGCGCAATAAGGAGATTGAGCATGAAACCGAGGAATGGCGCCGCCGGATGGATCAAAAGGTTTTATCCATGTATTCACTAATCGCTGATCCCACACTCAAAGAAGCGACGTTCTCGACATTCCAAAGTTATAACCATGAAGACGAGCGGAACAAGCGTCGGATGATGGAGCTTGTTAAGCAAGTGAAGGCAGGAGCCGTCATGAATATCTTCTTAACGGGTGAATCTAACGCAGGAAAAAGCCATCTCGCTATGTCAGCCATTAAAGAGCTGAACAAAAGGGACGCAGAAGGATACGCTAAATCAGCGTTGTTTGTAAACAGTGACGCCCTTATGAGGCGAATAAAGAACTCATTCAAGGACAGCTCTGAAAGGCTTACGGAAGCTTTTGCGATCGAACTGCTGACAAGGGTTGATTATCTTGTCATTGACGATCTCGGGGCCGAGGTGGGCGACACAGACAACGAAAACAGGGCGGCAAATGATTTTATTCATCGCGTATGGTACGGCGTCTCTACGGGGCGACAAGGCAAATTCACGATCGTTACAACTAATCTATCCGGCGTGGCTCTGACTAAACTTTATGACAAGAAAGTCGTAAGCCGGCTCACGGCACACTTGGAAACAGTCAAATTCGAAGAGAAGCAGAAGGAAAGAAAAGGCCGTACTGCGCCTGCCCTGTCCTTTTAAGGAGGTGAAAACAGTTGATACAGGCAATCATGCCCGGCGTGCTGCAGATCGTCCCTGAACGCAAATTAACGGATGATCAGCGCAAAAAAGAAATAGACGAGCTTATCAAGGTTCTTGATCAAAAAATAGCAGACTATCAGAACTTTAGGGGGAACGCAGTGTGAAACGTGGTAAATGTCCGACGCGTGCGCAAAAAGCAATCATTAAGGCAAACGGCCTGACCATTGAAAACTGGCTCGTCTTGGAGCATCTACAGCACGAGCATCGTCTCATATTGGTTCACCGCTATATGAATTACAAAAGGGAGTGTTTAGCATGAGTCAGGCGGTCAATACCGAACCGTTCGAGCTGGCTTTGGAGGATATGAATTATGAATGGTCAATGGTCCAGCTGAAAAAGGTCGTACAATACTGGCATGATGGGAAATCAATTCTTGATATGTCGGAATTATTAAACAGGGATTCGGATGAAATCATTTTGCTGGTCATGGACTTTGCAAGAAAAAACATCCTGCCCGCCCGCAAGAACGGTTTACGCGCTAACAAAAGAATTAGAATATCCGAGAAAACCATGAAAGATAAAATGTACCGACTACGCTATTTGTTTGAAGAAAGCCCGGTGTATATCCCTTTTCAGGACCTAAACTTCATGTTTTATGACAGCGAAATCAGGCGTTTCCGGGAGCTATGGGCGGCAAATGAGTCATATCTGAACATAGCAAAAGAGCTGAAACGGAATGAAGATGAAACGTTGTTCCTTATCATCGACCAAGCAAAAAGAGACCTCATAGAGCCTCGGGAATCCGGCTTGCTCGGAAAGGAAGCGTCAGAAGATGAACGCAACAAGCAAAAGCTTCCGTTTTGAAAAAGCAACGGTCCAGCAACTTATGGTCATCGTGCGTTATGAAGACTGCGCCCCGGAGGTACGGAACGCGGCTTTACAAATGCTGATTATGAAGGGAGTGGCAGACGTTGGGACAGGCAGAACGAAAGCATTTAATTGAATGGCTTTTGCTTATCGGCTCTTTTGGCAGAGATTTTCTAAACCGCAAATCAGACGAAGAGCTTGAGCGCTTATATAATCGCGAAATCAAAGGTTTGAACGAAGAATAGGAGGACAGCACGATGACAGAAAACAAAAACTTGCGTCGGCACGGCGAAGTTACAACACGGGTGATGAGCGAAGAGGAACGCATGGAGTATATAAAAAAACACCCAATCACTCCGACGGAAAAACCAAAAGCCGGCATGCAGCTCTTCCCGTCAAAATATTGGATGTAAGGATGGCCGCTAAAGCAACCGCCACCGTATGGTAAATAAAACTTCGACACTTTTATTATACCATACGGAGGCTTTGAACATGCAGCCAAAACATATATCACTCAATCAAAATACAAGTGTTTCTCAATTTATTGAGCCGGGGAAGGTGTCTGTCCTCGTGTTAGACGGCAATCAAAACGCCGCGTATGTCGTTGAGGCACCCGAACACGGTAAAACAATCATTCAAACAGTAAAAGGCGGTCTGGCTCGTTGTGATTACGAGATCGGCCATAAATTCAATTAGCAGGGGTTTTCCCCTGCGGGGGAGGAACGGAAAATGTATCAAAACGAAATTGCCCGCAAGTGTGAATGCTGCGGAAAAATATATTATTCAGCTCATTGGGTTGTATGCAAAACATGTCTTTTAGACCGGGAGGCCCGGGCATGAAAGAATTCAAAATCAACTTGTCAAAAGGTGAAGTATTGTATACCGGCTCTTACATTTGCGCCCTTTCACAAACGCCGGCCAGTACACCTGAGCAAATTTCTTTAGAAGCAGCAGCCGAAAAGCTCGCGGAAGAGGTAATCATGCAGCAGGCTATGAACCGGGAGCACCGGCGTCAGCAGGAAGTCGCGGTCAATCAGTTTCGGCAGGCTCAGAAAGATATTAAGTTGCTGCAGGCGGAGAACAAGCGCTATAGAAACGCATTAGAATTTTACGCTGATGACACGACATACACAAATGAATTTGAAGACTGTCCGCCCGCTATTGATATGGATTGGGGCGCCGTTGCCAAAACAGCATTGGAGGGGGCTGCGGAATGAAAGTGAAACATGTTGATCAAGGTGGTTTGAAAAGTAACTGGCGGGAATTTGTTGATTTTGTTAAAGCCAATGGCTTTGACATTTGGGAAGATTATTTCTTTGTCTTTCATGAGAATGAATGTGATGAGGCTTATATTTTTGATGGGAATACAGAATTAGATGAATGGTTAGAACAAGAATTTTGGGAGGGTTGCCATTACGAGAACAGCGACCTGGAAGACTCAATGAATGAGTGGAAAGTCTGGAGACTTGTTTCGGCTTCTGATGTCGAGAGTTATCCTAGCCTTCACGAGAAATCAAAGAAAACTTCGATTGTTATTGATGGCGAGACACTTTATAGAGAACCGGTATTCATAAGCGTCGAGCAGACAATTTCAGTATCGGCTTCAGTCGTGTAAGGAGGGAAGAAAAATGATGCCATTACAAGTAGAACTGCAACGGAACGTGAAGGCCACGAAGGACGAAGCAATGACCGTCGAGCAGGCGGCCGAGCTTTTAAAGGTTCACCCGGACTACATCCCGACGCTGGTCGCTCGGTCTGACGATCTGAAAATGATTGGCGATCATACCATTATCGCTAAACGGGATAAAACAAATATCTGGCTGGTCGGGGCATGCGTGGGGCTTTTCTTCTTCGCTGTCGCTGTCCTGCCGGGAATGATGGGGTGACAGCAGAACCGGTTTAGGAAAATCTCTTCAATACCTGTTTAAGTGAACACATGACCAAATTTGCAAGTATAAACACAAAATAGGAGGAAATCAAAATGAATCTTGAACAAAATATCAAAGATGTAATCGCAAAACAAATGGAAGAAGGAATGGTTGAAAAACTGGTCGCAGAACAACTGGAAAAAGGAATTTCAAAAGCGCTTGAAAATTTATTCTCAAGCTATGGCGATGTAACCGAGATTATCAAAAGTAAACTAAAAAGCGTCATCGTCCCATACTTAGAAAACTATGATTACTCAAAGTACATTACAAAGCTTGACCATGTGCTAGTCGAAGTATTACAAAATACAACATTGGAAAACCGTAACTTACTAAACAATTTCAAGGGATTGATGTCGGGCGAGACGGAAAAAACAATCAAACTGTCTGACCTCTTCGCAAAGTGGATGGACTGTGTTGCAAAAAACGTTGAGACTGACGGTCTGGAAGTAGAATTTGACGATGGACCTGAATATGAAGCGGTTGAGGTATCTGTAAATGTTGAACGTAACGAGGATAGAAGTTGGAGTTCGTTTGAGCATGCAACAATTTTATTAGAGTGTGATCATGACGAAGAAATGAACTTTGAAATACCGATCTCCTTTTATAAGAATGCAACAGATAAGGAATGGGATTTGAGATACAACTCAGTTCACGACTTGAAATCTCTCAGACGTCTGAACGAATTTGAAATTCTTCTCATGAGATTATCACAAAACGGCGTGGGGATAATCCTTGATATTGAATGGGAAAATGATGCAGTTACGCCAGAGAAAGAACCGGAACCAAGTTTCTAAAATAAGACCAAACTTGATTTAGAAATCCGCGCAGATGCCCGCTGCCCGCACTGTGGGCGCGGCATGGGCGCCGAGGAGGAAATAGTGTGAAAGATAAAAGAGAAATTGACCGATTGATTGCTGAAAAGGTGATGGGTTGGCAGACTCAAACGTTTCCAAACATCGGTGTTACATCTGCCTACACAGAGGATGGAGAATTGACCATTCCGGAGCAATTTTCTCCGACTAAAAACCTTGATCAAGCTTGGTCGGTAGTGGAGAAATTCAAACTTGTGAAAATTGAAAGAGATTCAAATAGAAGTAACGCACCATACCTCGCAGTAATACCGACAGAGACACAAGTTTTCACAGCTATTGCCGAAACGCCTCAGATGGCAATTTGTATAGTGGCTTTAGAGGCCTGCGGCACCGAGGTAAAACAGTGAAACAGGATTACAGGCAGGCTTTCGAACAAGCATTGGCTGTCTTCCGTGAAAAGAACGGACCGGAAACAGGCGGCATGCTGCTTATGTGTCATGTGCATGAATTTCTACAAAATACCGTCGGCGGGCGGAAATAAGGGAGCGGTACAAATGGGATTAGATATTACGGCGTATAAAAATTTGAAGGTTGTTGAAAATCCTGAGTTAGACGAATACGGCGACATTAAAAATTGGAGAACAGAGTGGACACCGGGTGAAAGTATGAAATGGTCGGAAGAACACTTTCCCGGTCGTGGCGAAGGTGTTGATCCAGACAAATTTTATACATCGGAAGAGAGCTTCAGCTTCCGCGCAGGGAGTTACAGCGGATACGGCTGGTGGCGTCGCAAATTAGAAGAATTCAAAGGTGACACCGCCTTTCAGGAGTTAATCAATTTTGCAGATAACGAGGGCACGATAGGACCTGTCGTTTCTAAAAAGCTGGCAGAAGACTTCAACGCACACGCCGGCGAAGCCATTGAATTCGCTCTAACATCATTGGGTGATGCTTGGGAGGTCTGGATTGAATTGTATTACGAGTGGAAAACAGCTTTTGAAATGGCATCTGAAAACGGAGCTGTGAACTTTCATTAAAAACGCTGTCAATCATCAGCGGCAGCAGGAGGGGTATTGATGGATCTTCAAAAAATCCAATGGGCGGCAATCAAAGTAATCAATAGCATTCGTAATCGAGGTTTAGAGGTGGATGTCATTCAGTTTAGGGATGATGTATGGGATGCGATTGTTGAGAATAACAAGCGTATCGGTTTCCGGAACGAGCCTAACCCGAAATTCGCAGGGTGTAAAGCTGAAAGACAGGAGTCGTTAACGCTGGCATTTCGAATCACAGCATCTTGGACACATAAAGACGCAATTCGTGAACTTGATGTCGTTGATTTGAACGAATGATCTTTAATTTTACGTGAAGTAATCAATAAGTCCAAGACGGAGAGCCTGCGGACACTGATCATTGCACAGAATCACTGTGCTCTGATTGGTGTCCGTTTTTATTTGAATGGAGGTTAAAGGATGAAAACAATGCAACGGGCGTGTGAAGAACTAGGGGAAAACCTAAGAAAATTCGGAACGCGTTTACCCAAACCTAAGCCGATTGTTAATAAAGAACGTTGTTTAAAGCCATCTAAAAAGTCTCAGAAGCTCAGTAAGCGCGATTTAGAAGACCTAATGGGGGTAAACAGACCGACATACAAAAGAGGCCGTGGCGGAGCTTTTAGACAGAAATAATAACAGGAGGGATTTTTGATGAATCAAATGACACTGAACATACCTCAAATTGACGAAGAAGCAACGAAAACGAAGGCAGAAGAGCTGCTCGAAAAATATCGCATGTACTTGCTACAAGTGCCGGAAGATTTTTTGCCGAAAGTGACCGCAACATATAGCCTTGTCCCTCCCAGCTTTTCGAATGAATTTCATTCCTCCACAGAAGACGCAGCATTAAAACGCATGGATTGGGAGATTGAAAGAGAACGGTTTTTAAAGAGAATGCAAAGAGCGGTTAACCGGCTTTCTCAAAAAGAGCGGCAAATACTTGTCATGCTCTACATGCAGAATGAAGAGATGTATGATTATGAAGTCTATGGAGAAATGAGAATCAGCCAGCGCAGTTACTACCGGACGAAAGCAAAAGCGTTTTACCGGTTAGCCTTTGCCCTTCGCGTGGAAGTCTATAAGGATGGGGGCGCGCCGGAATGAATTTTGTTCAGCCGATAAGGGACCCGGAATGCATTTTCTATATCAAGCGGTTTTTAAAAGAACAGAGTGAGCGGAATCACATGCTATTTGTTACCGGGATAAACTCAGGGCTTCGCATATCAGATATACTGGAACTGAGGGTAAGGGACGCCAAACGGCCGTATTTCAATCTTATAGAGAAGAAAACCAAAAAGAAAAAGAGAATTGACATGACGCCGGCTCTTCAAAGGGAATTAAAAGCATATATTGAGGGGAAAGAAGATCATGAATATCTTTTCAAAAGCCGCGAAGGGATCAACAAGCCCATTTCCCGGTCGATGGCCTATAAGATTTTAAGGGCTGCCGCTGAGCATGTCGGTTTGGATGATATAGGCACGCACACGTTGAGAAAAACATTCGGATACCATTTTTATAGACAAACAAAAGATGTTGCCATGTTGCAGGAGATTTTCAACCACTCTGACCAGCGGACAACCCTTCGATACATTGGAATTAACCAGGATGCCATGAACAACGCCATGAAGAAATTCAAGATATAAGCAGACTCATCTCATAAACAAGATGAGTCTTTTTTTCTGCATATTTTTATTGATTCCCTTCAAAAAGCAAACGTGGAATTCATTTTAGGGATATGGTTTGAAAACACGGATGGCAAGGGCTGACGGCACTTCGGGCAGTTGCACAGTATATAACATATGGGTAATTCAAATCTGATAGATAAATATGGTAATATTATTTTGTATAAGAAAGGAGAAAAAATGAAGAAGTTATTTATTTTCATCGTAATAGTAACAATACCAATCGTAATTAATTTTTTGTTTTCCTTTAGGCTTCCTTTTGTACAAGGAAGCGTGGATAACTGGTTTTCTTTTTTTGGAAGTTATTCGGGTGCTCTCGTTGGTGGAATTGTTGCATATTTTATTTCTAGGTATCAATGGGAAAATCATAAAAGAAACGAAGAAGAAAATCGAAAAATAAATGAATTATTTGGACTGATAAGAATTAAATGTGAGTTAGAAAAAATGTTGAGATCTATTGTTATCATTGAAGATAGCAGAAAACCTTTTTTATCAAAAAAAGGCGGGCAGTTAAGTGATCAAGATTATGATTTTTTTACTCATAACTTAACAAAATTAGATTATGATAACTGGGTTAATATGAATTTTGATGATGCTGATTTATTAGAGAAGCTTCTAAATATTAAAGATTTTTATATTGAATTCTGCGAAGCACTAAGTTTAGATATAGTCAGTTTAAAGATTGATATTGCTGACCTAAAAATTCATATAGACTTCTTAAAGTTAAAGAACGGAACAATTGACAGAGAGATATTTCAATTAGAAAAAGAACTCCACAATTTGGAATTAAGATATGATGAATGGGAACATTTAAAGACAGTAGCCTGGGACTCATTTCGTCTTGGGAAGATGAAAGATAAAATTTCAAATACAATTAATATAATTGAAGAGAAAATCAGGTATATTAGCCATCTTAAAAAAATGCGAAATAAAGGGGAAAAGAATTTTTTTGGCAGAAAGATGGCACGATAACGGCACACCATTTTGTTTTAGATAAGGTATTATGGTAATAGGTAATAAACCAAGGGAGCGGCACTGCTGATGAGCGGTATCGCTTTTTTATGTTTTCTTTAAACTGCTTCCGGTAAATCGTTCGACAAATTTCGTGAATGGTTCCCTTATCACTCTTTTTTACCGATAATAAGGTGGGGGTGAAGCGATGTGGATGAACTTATAAAAACTTTCGGTGTACTACCAACAGCATTAACTGCTGCGGCAGCTATCATAGTACCATTCATTACATTTATTTTAGGTAGAATCAATGATGATCGTAAAGTAAAGTTTGAATACAGAACTTTTATGGTGATGGATGAGATAACAGGAAAATATCATCTTAAAAATGCTCCTTTCGTAAAGAAGGGAGCCAAGTTATTATTGCCAAAAAGCTACGAGAGTTTAGAAAAATTCATAATAGCAGAAAGACTTGATCAAGATGGTACTTTCACTGATGTATCTAGGTTTAACTATTTACAGGTAAGGACTGTTGGGAAAAGTATTATTACAGGCGGATATATTAAAATAAAATTAGGTAACGATGATGAGAGTATAATAGAAATATCTTTGCCATTTATGCTTCCTGATGATGAGGTTTATATCCCATTGGATATAAATTATGGGAATGTTACGCTTCGCAAATATGGAATTAAAAGAATAGATGTTTGGTATCAATTACAAACAGGACAATGGATGAAATTTAAAAGCGTAAGAACATTTAAAGAGGACGAAAACGAGACAATCGTTAAAGATAGTCATAGTGTAAAGAAATATCATTTGTTTTACTGGAAGATACAAAATTTAAGAGGGAAAAACATGGGATGGTATTATCTAAATTTAAATAAGGACGAAAAAACGAACCCTTCTAACTGAAGGGTTTTTATATTCTCTGTAAACTGCGTCCGGTAAATCTCAGGATAGACAATCGGCGGTTAACGGCTTGAGTACGGGGGCAGTTTAGAAAGAATATACCAAGTGCTTTCCCAAGTGGGAGGGCGCTTTTTAATTGTCGAAAGGGAGCGATGTAAATGAAATTGGAATTAGCAAATAGAACCATCTTTGAGTTACTTAAAGAAGCACACGCGAAAGGAGAAATGATTGTTACGAATGAAAGGCAGAGGAGGCTAGGAAAAACAAAAGCGTTGATGTTATTCGCAGAAATAAACCAACTGCCTGTGATCGTCCGTGAAAGACAAAAAAGATATTATCAGAAAAAATACCCAAACGTTCATATATTCGGGCATGCAGAAGTTACCTACATTGCCGGATTGCCTTTAATGCTTTTATGTGATGAGGGAGTACCAAAAAGAACTATTGAAGAATTGAAAACTGAATGTCATGGAGTATCGGGGTTTCTCAGCGAATATCGAGATGTTAATGAATATGCCACAGTCGAAAAAATTTTCGAAACGCCTTTGCTAAAAATTGAACTTGATGAGATTGACTCCGCGCCGAGCATTTTCTATAAGGGCGAAAAGATTATTGATCGCGTTGCGGTTGATTTTGAATGGCGGACGGAGGAATCAGATAAAATTGGTTCGGCCTATATTCGTATCAAGCATGGCAAGGAGATCAACGGGATGTTGACTGTCGATACAAAGGAAATTGCATTTGGTGAAAGGGCTTATAGGTAGGGGGTATTCAATCATGAAGAAAGCTTTGAAGCCCTGTAATGAACCCGGCTGTCCAAACCTCACACGAGAGGGCTACTGTGAACAGCACAGGCGAACCAAGCCGGCCTATGATCAATACCGGGAGTCTGCGGCCAAACGGGGGTATAACAGCAAGTGGAGGCAGTCGCGCGCTGGCTACCTGTCCAAGCATCCGTTATGTGCCGCCTGCTTAATGCAAGGCAGAAGAACTCCGGCGACAGTTGTCGATCATATCGTTCCGCATAAAGGCGACAAGAAACTATTCTGGGACTCGGGTAACTGGCAGCCTCTCTGCGGGCCGTGCCATAGCCGGAAGACGGCAAAGGAGGACGGGGGATTTGGAAACACTACATCAAACATGCGTGTGTAATCAATGCATGACCAGACTTCTTATCAAAGGCTGTTCAAAGATCAGGAAGCACGACAACGGAATCAAAGAGCATTATATCAAGTGTCCACGCTGCAAGGCAGAGTATACATCCTTCTATACGAACGAGGACATCAGACGAATGCAGCACAGAATAAGAAAGATGTTTGCTTTGCGTCGTAATATGAAAAAGGAATCAGCTGTCGATCTATATTCAAAGAAAATAGAAGCAGCACAAAAGGAAATACAAGCAGCCATGAGCCAGCTGAGAAAGGAGATGGAGACCCCCCACCCTTAAATCCCTAGAGGACGTTTGCCGGAGACCGCGCTCCCCTCCCCATTTTGATAAATTCCCTAAATGAAAATTCGGAAGGAGGTGAGGGAATGGCTAGACCGCGGCAACCTGTTGACTTGCTACTGGTGAAAGGCAAGAAAAACTTGACAAAGCAAGAGATTGAGGAGCGTCGAGCACAGGAAGTAAAGGCACCAAACGACAAAGTAAAAGCTCCATCATATTTGCCAAAAGACTTAAAAAGAGAGTTTAAAAAGATAGCGGATGAGCTAAAAAACATCGGAATTATGACTAATTTAGATGTGGACGCGCTTGCCCGTTTTTTGTTTGCTCAAAAACAATACTTGGAAATGACCGAAGTCTTACTCGAAACGCCCATTACTGCATTAGTTGAGGATGATGACGGAAATAAATTTGAAGTAGCAAACAAGACATACAGTGATTTGCTTATCAATCAAGACAAGCTGTTCAAACAATGCCGGCAAGCTTCTAGTGATTTAGGGCTGACCATTTCCTCTCGCTGTAAACTTGTTATCCCGAAAAAAGATGATGGGAAACCGAAGTCAAAAGAGGAAGAACGGTTCGGGGGCCGCATGTAATGCAAGAGATTACAGCCGAAATTCTCATTGAGCGGGTTTGGTCATATGCTGAGAAAATTCGCTCCGGAGAAATTAAGGCAGGCAAAAAGCAAAAATGGGCTGTAGAGCGATTTTTTAAAGATGTTGACCGGCTCGCAGAAGATGACTGCCCTTATTACTTTGATGCTGAAGCTGTGGTGGATTTTTATGAATGGTCGCGGCAATTTAATCATGTCGAAGGTATACTTGCAGGGCAGCCGATTGAATTAACAGACTTTCAGCTTTTTATTGCGGCCAACATATACGGATTCTATAAAAAAGAAAATGGCGCCCGCCGGTTTCGGAAAGCTTATATCCAGCTGGCCCGTAAAAATGCGAAATCGCAATTTTTAGCTTTAATCGCGTCGTATGAGATTTTCCCGACACAAGAAAAACACCGGGTATTTATCGCAGGCTGGTCCCGTGAACAATCAGATGAAGTATACCAGGCAATTCTTGAGCAACTGCATCACGCGCCGATACTCAAAGGGAAATATACCTCTGCCAACGGCCGCGTGAAAAAATATAAAACGAACTCCATTATCCAGCCTCTTTCCCGTGAGGCTCGGAAGCTCGGGGATGGTAAAAACCCATCATTGGGAATTGTGGATGAATACCACGCACATGAAACAAGTGAGATTTACGACGTCTTGGATAGTGGAATGGTCGCCCGGCGGAGTCCGTTAATGGCCGTTATTACGACAGCGGGTTTCAACATGGAGCGGCCATGCTTTAAGGAATATCAATATACGAGTAAAATTCTTGATCCAGACATTGACACGGAGAATGATGATTATTTTGTTATGATCTGTGAACTGGACCCGGAAGATGACATAAAAGATGAATCAAATTGGATCAAGGCGAATCCGATTGTGGCAACGTACCCCGAGGGGATGGAGTCATTACGTTCTGCTTTAAAAGTGGCTCTTGAAGTGCCTGAAAAGATGCGCAGTTTCCTCACCAAAAATATGAACCGATGGGTTGACCAGAAGGATAATGGTTATATGAAGATGACAAAATGGCGCGCTTGCAGCGGGGAAATTCCTGATCTGCAAGGACTGCCCGTTTATTTGGGCCTTGATTTATCAATGACAACAGACTTAACCTCCGTTGGATATGTGGCCATGCAAGACGGCTTTTTCCATGTCGGTCAACATTCCTTTATGCCTGAAGCGCGAGCCAAAGAAAAAATGGCGACGGATAAAGTCCCATATGATTTGTGGAGAGAGATGGGATTTATCACTTATACATCTGGCGAAGCAGTTGACTATCAATTAGTTGAACAATGGATCATTGAATTTATTCATAAAAACCGTTTTCGACTACAAGAGACAGCATATGACAAGTGGAATGCTCTTCATTTAGCGCAGCGGCTTGAATCAAAAGGGCATACAATGGTGGAACTGCCGCAGAGAATCAATCATCTGTCATTACCTACAAAAAGCTTCCGAGAGAAAGTATATGAAGGGAAAGTTGTACATGGTAATGATCCGGTTTTATCATGGGCGGTTAATAACGCAATTATGAAAATGGACCCGCAAGAAAATATCATGCTGGATAAAGCAAAATCACCGCAGAGAATCGACCCTATTGCGGCTGTTATAAATGCTTACGCCAGAGCGATGTATCACGACACAAACCATAGAGTAGATTTAAATAATCACTTCGGCTCTGGTAATTTCAGTTTTTAGGATGTGAGAAAATGAAAAAAGCCAGGAAAAAGATCAAAGCTTTTTTCAAGTGGGATTTTCACCACAGGTATATGAAAGCCCTGCTTTCTTTTTTCTGCTTGATATTAAATGATCTGCTGTTTATGGCGGGAGCCGCCTTTATCCTGACAGCTGTCTATAGATGGAGCACAAACATCGGTCTTATTCTGACGGGTGTCTTTTTAATGTTTTATGCTTACCTCATATCAAAGAAAGCGAGGTGATATAAATGCTGCTTGAACGAATGTTTGAGAAACGTTCTGGCTCGTCCGATCATGAAGATGGTTTTAACAACATTTTATTAAACATGTTCGGCGGCCGGAAAACAGCAAGCGGCGAAAGAGTGAGTGAAAGCAACTCACTTGTGCAGCCGGACATATTTGCATGTGTCAATGTATTGTCGGATGACATTGCAAAACTGCCGATTCACACATATAAAAGAACTGACGGCGGCATAGAGCGGAAACCCGAGCACCTGTCCGCGCATGCTGTTTATGCTCGGCCGAATCCTTACATGACAGCCTTCACATGGAAAAAGCTTATGATGACTCATGTTCTGACTTGGGGAAATGCATATTCCTATATTCAATTCGGACCACATGGTTACCCGGAAGCGCTCTTTCCCTTGCGCCCTGATTACACGAATGCTTACGTTCATCCGACAACAGGCATGCTGTGGTATCAAACTGTAATAAACGGGAACGCCGTTGAATTATACGACTACGAAGTGCTGCATTTTAAAGGGCTTTCGACTGACGGAATACATGGTAAATCACCTATTGGCGTTGTACGGGAGCATATCGGGGCGCAAGCGGCTGCCACAAAATATAATGCCAAACTGTACAAGAACGAGGCAACTCCACGGGGGATATTGAAAGTTCCGGCGTTCCTGGATGAAAAACCAAAAGAGAACGTGCGCAAAGAGTGGAAACGGGTGAATCAAGGTGAAAATATCGCCATTATAGATAACGGACTGGAATATCAATCTATTTCCATGCCTCTGCAAGAAGCTCAATTCGTTGAGTCTATGAAGTTTAACAAAGCACAGATTTCCATGATTTATAAAGTACCGTTGCATAAGCTGAATGAATTGGATAAAGCGACTTTTTCAAATATTGAGCATCAGTCCATTGAATATGTCAGAAACACGCTTCAGCCGTGGATTGTGAATTTTGAACAAGAACTAAACGTTAAATTGTTCTTAGATCACGATCAGAAAAGCGGCCATTACGTGAAATTCAATATAGACAGCGAGCTGCGCGGCGACAGTAAGACGCAGGCAGAGTATTTGAAAACACTGCATGAAACAGGAGTGCTGAATAAAGACGAAATCAGAGAATTGCTTGAACGCAACCCTATTGAAAATGGCGACAAGTATATTTCCAGCTTAAACTATGTGTTCCTCGATTTTGTGGAAGAATATCAGCGGCTTAAAGCTGGCGGCGCCGTGAAGGGGGGTGACAACAAGAATGAAGGATAAAGAGGTTCGGCATTTGACGACGCCGATTGAGCTGCGTTCCGAAGGTGAGGGGCAAAGTGAATATATCGAAGGGTACGCTCTCAAATTCGAAAAATGGTCAGAACGCTTGGGCTGGTTTAAAGAGATAATCAGCAGAACAGCTCTTGACTCAGCTGACATGTCTAACGTCATCGCCCTTTTTAACCATCAGCAAGATTTTCCCTTGGCGAGAAATACCGTTTCCAGGGATACTGGCCGCCTTGAATTAGAAACAGATGGGATAGGCCTCAAATTCCGATTCAAGCCCTCAGACACGTCATATGCGCGTGATTTAATGGAGAATGTCCGGAGCGGTGTGATCAATCAATGCTCTTTTGCTTTTTCACTTGATTATGGGGATGCTGAGGCAGATGAATGGCGTATCAATGAAGATGAGGACATTTACGAGCGACGAATCAATAAAATCAATCGCATTTTCGATATTTCACTCGTCACTACGCCTGCTTACAGCGATACTGAGGCGGTTGTGGGTGCCCGCAGTTTAGAAAAGGTTGAGCAGCTGAAAGAAAGACGTAATTCATCAGATGAAGCGTTAAAAATGGAATTGGAACTATTAGGCCTTGTACTCCCAGAGTAAGGTCTTTTTTAGTGCAGAAAACAAGGAGGAAATGATTTTATGCCAATGCAAATGAGCAAAAAAGAAATCGCATTAAGACAACAGTTTACTGAAAAGAAGCAGCAAGCAGATAAGGCACTGCAGGAGGGCAATACCGATGAAGCGCGTGCATTGCTCGATGAAGTGAAACAGCTTAAAAATCAAATCGAATTGATGACCGAGGGACGTTCACTTGATGTCCCGGATTTACCGGGCGGTGTAAACTTTGTGCCCGAGCAAGAGCGCAACCCAGAGGGGCAGCGTTCACAAGGTCAAGGAAATGAGGAAAGGCAACAGCAATACAGCAAAGCTTTCCTTAAAGGATTGAGAGGCAAAAGACTTACCGACGAAGAGCGTGACCTTCTGGATAGTCCAGAATTTAGAGCGATGTCCGGTATAAATGATGAAGATGGCGGAATTTTGATCCCAGAGGATATTGGAAGGCAAATCCATGAATTTAAACGTCAGTTTGAGCCATTGGAACAATATGTAACCGTTGAACCTGTCACAACTCGATCTGGAACTCGTTTACTTGAGAAAAATGCTGATATGGTGCCGTTTTCACCTGTAGAGGAATTGGGGAATTTACCTGAGATTGATCAGCCTAGATTCACAAAAGTATCCTACTCAATCATAGATTATGGTGGCATCATGACTCTATCTAATTCAATGTTGAATGACTCTGACCAAGCGATCATGACATATGTAGCAAAATGGTTCGCAAAGAAATCAGTTGTTACCCGTAACAATTTGATTTTGGCTGCAATTGCATCATTGAAAAAAGTAGATATTGATGGTTTGGATGGTATTAAAAAAGCATTAAATGTCACGCTTGATCCGATGGTGGCGCCGGGTTCTATCGTGCTGACAAACCAAGACGGATATGACTGGTTAGACACGCTTAAAGATGGAACAGGCAGATACCTATTACAGCCAGACCCAACCAATCCTACAAAGAAGTTGCTTGATGGACGACCTGTCGTGCCTTTTACTAACAGAGTATTAAAAACTCAAAAAGGTAAAGCTCCACTCATCATCGGGAATTTAAAAGAAGCGATTGTTCTGTTTGATCGTGAACAACAGTCAATTGCATCCACAGACACAGGGGCAGGAGCATTTGAAACAAATTCAACAAAAGTCAGAGGGATTGAACGAGAAGATGTCCGTAAATGGGATGAGGATGCTGTAGTATTCGGACAAATCACGGTTGAATAAGGAGAGATAATATGAGCTATTCAACAAAAAACTACACCGCCGACGGGGGAAATCGTACTGTCATCGGCGGTGTTTTAGAAATTGCCGGGGGCAAGGTCATTAAAGATGGACAAGAGGTCAGTTTTGGAGGCAACCAATCTGAACCAGGACCCGGAAGCGTAACCCATGAAATGCTGGCGGATAAGTCGGTCCGCAGCAGGAATATCGGCACCGGCAGTGTAATGGAAGAACACTTAAATTCATCTGTTTTAGATCGTCTCAAGGCTATAGAAGATAAATTGAAAGAGCTTGCCGGTTCTCAGTCTGACGGAAAAACGGAATAAAAAATAAAAGGAAAAGGATGATTACAGATGGCTGAAGATTATTTATATGAAAGTAATGGAGTCAAAACTTCATCTGAAAAAGGAAAAGACGGCAAAGCGATAACGCCAGTCTATCTCAAAGAAAATAGCGAAGAAAATCCTCTTTTTGTAAAAGGGTTGCAGGGTGAAAAAGGTGAGCCGGGTCCTCAAGGTGAACCAGGCCTTCCAGGTGAGCCGGGTCCTCAAGGTGAGCCAGGTCAAAAGGGCGATCCGGCTGTTATTGAAGAGGGCAGCATTGTGCATGAAATGCTTGCAGAAAAATCCGTCCGGAGTAAAAACATCGGAACTGGCAGCGTAATGCCGGAGCATCTAAACAGCGAAATTACAAAAGTACTTGATGAATTGAAACAAAAAATGAATAACCTTGAGAGTGACCTGGCTGCTTTGAAAGGAACAGAAGAAGAACCGACAGAATAGGCGGTGTGTCCTGAATGGATTTAGAGGCTATTAAAAATTATTTAAAGGTCGAGCATGAAGAAGATGATCGCCAGCTCTTGAAACAAATAGCGGCGGCCAAAAGTCATATCATCAATGGAATAGGCCGGTATATCGAAGGGCACCCCCAATTTGAGCTGGTACTTCAAATGCTTGTTGAACATTGGTATGAAAACAAAGGGATATATGAGTCTGGGAGAACCGGCTCGTCTATCCCTTTTACTGCTGAAAATATATTGACGCAGCTGCGTTATGTATCTGTGGAGGAACTAGAAAATGAGAAAAAAGATCAGCCAACTCCGGCATCGCCTGACCTTTCAAAAGAAAACCATGATACAGGATGAGGAATTAAATTGGATTGATACGTATGAGGACGTATTCACAGTGTGGGGAGCTGTTGAAGGGTCTGGTTCTCTCGGAAACAATGAAACTATGATTGCCGGAGCATTGGGAGTCAAGACCCCTAAAAAAATCACGGTGCGTTACCGGAAGGATATAAAACCGAATATGCGGATTGTTAAACGCGTTCCTAAAGATAAGACGGAACGCGTTTTTGATATTTTGGACACAAACGATCCGGAAGACCAAGAGGAAGAGCTTGAGATTCTTTGTCAGGAGGTGGGAATCAATGGCTGATATGAGCTTTGACGGTATAGATGATCTAACGCAGTATTTTGAAAAAATCGGCGGAGACGTTGAAAAAGTGGAACCCGTAGCGCTAAAGGCCGGCGGTGAAATTATCGCTGAACGGCAACGCTCCCACGTTAACCGGAGTGATAAAAAACAACCTCATATGCAGGACAACATCACAGTCTCCAATGTCAGAGAATCCAAGGACGGAGTGAGGTTTGTGGCCGTTGGTCCGAATAAAAAGGTAGCGTATCGCGGGAGTTTCTTGGAGTGGGGAACTTCAAAAATGCCGCCGCAACCGTTCATAGAAAAAGGCGGGAAAGAAGGGGAGGGGCCTGCTGTGGAATTAATGGAGCGAATACTTACAGCGCCGATCAAATGACCTACTCTCCTAAAATTGAATTGGTGAGCACACTTAATTCCAGTACCTTATTAAAAGGCCTGGCATCTGGCGGAATTCATAACCTCGTTGCGAATGATGTCAGCGCATTTCCGAGAGTAGTTTTTTCGGAGATTCAAGATGCTGATGCGGATTTTGCAGACAACCAGGTCTATTCATTTGAGGTGCGTTATCAGATCAGTATTTTCACTCAAGCGAGCACCCGCAGCAAAGAAACAGCGATTGCTGCCGAAATAGACAAGCTTATGCGAGAAATCGGCTACAGCCGGTATGATTCGCAAGATTTATACGAAACGGGCACAAAGGTCTTTCACAAGGCTAGACGTTACAAAAAGACCTATTATCAGGAGGGGAAATAGATGGAGGCTGGAAAAGTATTAACCGGCTTGGATATGTTTCATATCGCAGAAGTTTTGAAAGACACAAAAGATGAATTGGAATTCTCTGTTCCGGAAGAATTGCCGGGCGCTGTTAATATGAAGGTGGACCCGAAATCAGAAACAGAAACATTTTACGCGGATAACGTAGCGTATGCCCAGATGAGTAGTTTGGGAGATATTGACGGAGAGATGGAAGTGGCCGACTTGCCACTTGATATGCAGGCGAGAATATTCGGGAAAACAGTTGAAAACGGAATCCATTTTTCCAGCGCAGATGACAGAGCGCTTGAAATTGCATTAGGTTTCCGGGCCAAAATTTCAACAGGCGGTTACCGGTACTATTGGGCATTAAAAGGTAAACCAGAATTAGTGCCGATTGAACATAAAACGGAGGAAGGGAAACCCACCCCTCAAACATCACAGGTGAAGATCAAATTCATGCCTCTTACTAATGTGAAAGAAGGTAAACGCAGGTGGGAAGCAAAAGCAGAAGAAGGCAATGGAATCAACGCGGAAACATGGTTCAAACAAGTTGTCTATAAGGACATCACGAAAGAGGAAACGCCTGTCGTTGATGTCGGTAAATAATTCATTGAGCGCCTAAGAGCGCTCTTTTTTATATGAAAAAGGAGGAACTTACATGGAAGCATTGTCTATTACACTTCGATTTGATGGCAAAGATAAAAAATTTGTTACACCTGACCACATTACAGGTTTATTGTTCCGGAAGGCTGCAAAGATTGCAGACGATTTTGAATCACAAGATTCAGAGCGTCTTTTTACTAATGAACAGGTTGAATTTGTCTGTAATACCTTTGGCCAGAAATTTACGCCTGATGAGTTTGAAAAAGGAATTGATGCCCGGCTGGTAGGAAGAACAATCTATGCTGCTGCACAGTATGTGTTGGGGAATATTGCCGAAGCAACGGCTCTTTTAAATAGCGAGGGGATTTCCAGCGGTGAAGAGCCGGGGGAGTAAGTCTGCCTGAGTCAGTCCTTGATATGTATAACGCCCTTGAGGAAATAGGATATACACAAAACCAAGTTGACGAAATGGACATTGTCTATCATCTGAAAAGACTGGCTCGGAGAAAATCACAAGAGAAGACACAAACGAAGGCAAAAAACAACGATGAACCTATGTATATTGATCAATTTCTTGGATAAGGAGGTGCCCGGTTGAGCAAAGACATAAAGGTCAAACTGTATTCGAATTCATCTGAGTTTAAAAAAGAAATGAGCGCCTGTGCTGTTCAAATGAAAAATTTGAAGTCGGAATTTGAAAAAAACCGTACGGCAGTGGGTGTGTGGGGAAACGAATTAAAAACTGCTCAAGTAACCGAAAAAACATTAACACAACAATTGGAAACACATAAACGCAGAGTAAAGGCTCTTGAGAGAGCTTACGCAGACGCGGCTATAAAAAAAGGGAAAGACATTAAAGAAACTCAAACCCTCGCCCGCCGTTTAAATAACGCTACTGCCGCAATGAATAAGACGCAAAACGCGCTAAATAGTACGACTCAGAGGATAAAAACGTTAGAGGAGGCAGCGAAAAGAGCTTCCTCCCGTGTTCGGATCATGGGCGAACGAATGGATTCAATTGGTGGAAAAATGCGTTCCGTTGGTTCGTCAGTAGCTATGACATCGGGCATCGCCTTTGGTGCGCTGGCTCTGTCCCTACGTGATGCTGTTCAGGTCGGTATGGACTTTGAAAAGCAAATGAGTAAAGTCCAGGCCATTTCCGGCGGATCGGCGGCAGAGATCGCAAAATTGAGAGAGCAAGCAAAAGAACTCGGTGCAACCACTGTCTTTACAGCAAGTCAGGCAGCGGATGCACAGGGTTTTTTGGCAATGGCCGGATTTAAGGTGAATGACATTTATGATGCAATGCCCGGGATGCTAAGTCTGGCGGCAGCCGGCCAACTGGAATTAGGTGCAGCCGCGGATATTACATCAAATATCATGTCTGCCTTTGCTCTAAAAGCAAAAGAGTCAGGACACGCCTCGGACGTCATTGCTTACGCCGCAGCCAACGCAAACACCAACGTCGAACAGATGGGCGAAGCCATGAAGTTTTTGGCGCCGAACGCTAATTCTCTTGGTTGGGGAATGGAAGAATCAGCGGCCGCCATTATGGCTTTTGGTGACGCAGGTCTTCAAGGCTCAATTGCCGGGCAGGCTTTTGGTACATCCTTGATCCGTCTCGCTTCGCCAACGGGTAAGGCGTCGAAGCTTGTCAAAAAATTAGGTTTTGATTTCTTCGATGCAGCCGGAAACATGAAAAGCATGCCGGAAGTCGTTGAGGAAATGGAAAAAGGTCTGAAAGGCATGACCAAAGAGCAACAGGCGGCCGCATTAAAAACGATCGTGGGCGCTGAAGCATATAAACATTGGGCTGTCCTTCTTCAAAAAGGTTCAAAGGCTCTTGGGGATAATACTAAGGCGCTTGAAAAATCAGATGGAGCCGCTAAAAAGATGGCGGATACAATGCTGGATAATGCACACGGAAGCATAGTAGCTTTTCAGTCAGCACTTGAAGGGGCAAAAATCAAACTGACGGAAAGCCTTTTGCCTGCCCTGGGCGATTTAGCAAACAAGGGCAGCGACTTGATTATGATGTTTAATAATCTGGATTCCGGCACCGTGCAAACCATAGCGAAAACAGCCGTTCTGGCGACAGGTGTATTAGGGGTTACGACAGCCGTCGCCACGCTTACAGCTGGAATAGGGGCGCTTTTAGCGTTTACCGGTCCTGTTGGCCTTGCAATTGTCGGAGGCACAGCGCTGCTTGGCGGTATTTCGGTTGCTACTTACGCTTACACTGAACAATTGAAAAACCAGAAAAAGCAGCAAGAAGAGGCGCGAGAATCCGCCTTGCTTTACGGCGAGGGCGTTTCTAAAGCAACACAAAAATCTGCTTCCGCCTATGTGGACTTAAGAGAAAAGGCAGAACTGCAGCTGTTTGAATTGACCCGGGTATCTGGTTCAGAAGCTCAGAAGATGTCAGCTAAATTAGTTGAAACTTATGCCAGTATGCGCGACCAGCTAATACAAGAACTTGAAGGGCTTAAAAAGGATGCTCTGGTTGTCTTAAAAGGGCTATATGCGGACACCGATGAGAAAACAAAAAAAGCCGGCGAAAAGATGACTGACAAGATGGTCGGCGCAATTGATAAAGATATGCAAGAGGCTAGAAATAAACTGAAACAGTTAAATGCTCTGCAAAAAGAGACAGGCCTTGTCTCCTCTAATATGAATGCCTCACAAAAGAAGCAGTTCAATGACATTGTTTCTTATTTTGAGTTGTCTACAAGTAAATTTGCGGCCAATCAAAAAGAAGCCTTAGCAATGCAAAAAGTAGTAACGGATCAGCAAGGGCAGCTTTCATTTAAACAAGCTCAGAAGTACAACAACGATATTAAAAAAGTCTATGACGATGGTAAACAAGCTGCCAAGAAAGACATGGAATACAGAAATGATGTTATTGAGAAGTTGTTTGCGCAGGGATATATAGAGGCGGAACAAAGAAGATCATTACTGAGCAAAAGCACGGCTGACTATAATACCGCATTAGCAAAAAACACGGATGCCTATGAAAAAAATTCAAGAGCCTTATTTTCCAAAATGTCACGAGACGGCAAGCTGCTTGATTTAGAAACCGGAAAGGCATTGGATAGACAAGATGAATTTATATCCAATTCAATGGGGATTATGGTTAAAACTGAAGAGTCAGAAGCTCAATATCAAGAACGATGGGCAGCCCGGCAAATAGATTTTCTTCAAAAATTAGGACAATCCAAAGAAGAAGCAATTGAGACTACCCAACAGGCTTTAGAAGAGTTTTACCAAGGTATGGGGATGACTCAAGAACAAGCCCGTGAAGAAGCAAGTCAAATGGTTGCCAATGTTGAAGGGGAATTAGATAAGCCGACAAGCGCCGAGCAATCAGGGAAGAAGGTTGCTGAGGACTTTTCCGCTGGCTTGAAGCAGTCCACACCAGCAGTTATTGGCGGGGGAACGGTCTTACAGCAGGCCCTTAACAATTCACTTTCCGCAGATAATACCACGCCCGCACAAGCCGGACAAAATAAAGGAAATGCCTTTCGTACCGGTATCAATTCTACAAAGCCCGGTAATGCACAAGCGGGGGCGTCTGTACTCCAATCTGCTTTAAGCGAGATGAGGAAAGGCGGCGGGCAAGCAAATGCAGCAGGACAAAACAAAGGGAATAAGCATAAAGCTGGTTTAACGTCTACCAAAGGTGCCAATACATCTGCGGCCGGCTCTCTCAGCTCGTCGGTAACGAACAATTTAGCCAAAACCTCAGACGGCGGAGGCGGTAAAAAGGCCGGAACTGAATTGGCCAACGGCGTTCTCAGTAAAAAAGGCACAGCAAACAGCGCCGGGAAAAGTGTTGCAAACAGCGCAAAAACAGGGCTGAAAAGCGTTAAGACACAAAGTGTCGGTTCCGACTTTGTAACCGGCTTTATAAACGGAATGGGATCGCAAAACGGTTCTCTCTTCAGTGCGGCGTGGAACTTGGGGAAATCCGCCTTGCGGACCTTAAAGAAGTCAATTGACTCTCATTCTCCCTCCAAACTAACAAAAGCGGAGGGAAACAACTTTTCTGATGGGTTTGCGTTAGGGATAGAGGACAAAGCCAAAAACGTAAAACAAAGTGCTGCGTTTATGGCGCAGAACGCAATGACCTCGTTTAAGCAGGAATTAAATCAGATGGCTTTCAACATAAAGGGGGCTGCTGATCAGCTCATTTCAATGAAGTCAGAGCTTACCATCCGGAATGAAGTTGACACGCCTGCTTTAAATCAAAAGCTAGATGCTCTAATCGCACTCCTGTCACAGCAACAGTCTGGCGGGGCAGGCCAGGCCGCGATACCTCAGCAGCCTATTATCATCCATCCGGCTGCGGTGCATATGGACGGCCAACAAATTGCGACTATCGCTTTTGAAAAAGGAGATGGCAGGATACTTGATCAGAAAGCTGCAGACCGATACAACCAGAATGCCTATAAAGGCGGTGTCAGATCATAATGCTAGATTTATATATTGATTTTAATAACGGGATGGGGGAACAAAGTTTAACAGGCATTCTCCCCCGTTTTAAGGTGCGCAGCTTCACGCCAGACTCACCGAATATTGAACGAGAAACAACAACCCTCCCAAGGATTAACGGTTTAGTGCTGCCACAGCACCCCCGGGACGTTGTCTACAAAGAGAGAGACATCAAGGTTGATTTTTTATTAGATTCCATCATTCCCGAAACCTTTTATCAGAACAGGCATGAACTTTATTCATTGTTAGTGCAGCCGTTTCCTTATTATATTTCAACGGACCTTCTGCCTAACCGTCGGTTTCTTGTTACGTGTGACGGGAATTTTACTATCACTAAGGAGAAACAGAAAAATCATGCCACATTTACAGTGGATTTCACGGACATTCTGGGGCTTGCCGAGTCGAAATATACCTCTTCTACCATCCAGAATTTCAATGGAGAGCACTGGAGTCCCGGCATGGGAATCCTTCGGAGAGATGATCTTGAATATCATTTCAAGAACCAAAAACGATTCAGCGTTTACAATCCCGGCGGCGCCGCGGTCAACACTCTGCAGCATGATTATAACGTCTATCTGTGGGCCAAAGGGACAAACGTAACCATTGCGAATCGAACGAACGGGGAAAAATTAAAAATTGAGCAGGAGCTAAAACGCTCGCAAAAAGTCACATTCATCAGGCAGTACACTGTAACCGGGGATAAGCGTCTGAAAACATCCGGCCGTCTGCCGACACTGGATGTAGGATGGAACGATTTTGAAATTATAAACTCAAATGACTTTGAAATTTTATTTGATACTCGTTTTTATTATAAGTAAGGAGGGATGACATGGCCGCGGCTGACTTTATTAAAAGCCTGGTACCCGGGGCGAAAAAGGTACGCAAAAAATATAATGTCCTTGCCAGCCTTGTCATTGCTCAAGGCTGTCTGGAAAGCGGGTTCGGAACGAGCGGCCTTTCCAAACAAGCTTACAATTTGTTTGGGATTAAGGGAACTTATAACGGAAAATACGTGTTGATGTGGACCAGCGAGCAGGACAAATACGGAAATGTGGAGAGGGTACAAGCTAAATTCAGAAAGTACCCTTCATACGCTGAGAGTTTGGCAGATCTGGGAAGCTTGTACACTCGTCTTGATCGCTATAAAGCAGTAGTAGGGGAAACAGATTATAAAAAAGCATGCCGAGCCGTTCAAAAAGCTGGCTACGCAACAGACATCAACTATGCTAATAAATTAATTACCATGATCGAACAGTATAAGTTGATGCAATATGACGATACGTCAGAATTGCCGAACGAGCCTGATGATCCAGAATCCCCGGAGACCCCAGACGAGGAACCGAGCTTTCCGAGTAAAGAATACGCGGGTAACGACATCCCTCTTAATAAAAAACTGCCGTCAGATGTGGACTTTCCTCAGCTGCATGTTTCCACGAAAGACGGAAATGACGTTGTGGAAGTAACAGGCGTGATCGTTGATCTTACAGACGATACTACCGGGAAAAAGAGCTTTACCCTTACAATTACCAAAACAGAGAGCAATGCGACTGAATTCGATTTACTGGTCAATGACAATATTCTTTACATTGACGAAAGAAGATTCAAACAACAAAAATACTATATTACAGATGTAGACTTGAAACAGTCTAAAAACGTCCTGACTAAAACAATCACGGCCAATCATATTTTTACCGTTCTGCTTGCCGAGAATCGAGTGGATGATACAGTAACGAAGAAACTGACCGTAAAAGAGGCCTTTGACATTGCGTTAAAAGGTACTGATTTTTCATATGTGCTGGAAGAGCCTGAAAGCAAATTCGCCACCGCCGAAGAAGAGAATTTCGGTGATAAAAACTCCACTGAATTAATAGATCAGCTCATAAATGATTATGAGTTAGAGCTTGACGTGGATAATTATAAAATTCATGTCTATAAGAAAATGGGGAAAGAGATTCCTTTCACATTTGACTCTCGTTATAATATGCCGGGCATCAGTATCAAAACCAACTCGCAAAACTGTTCTACTCGTGCCTGGGGATACGGCGCGATGTCTAAAGACAGTAAGAGCACAGACAAAAAACCGAAATACGTATTTGAGCCGATCTTGTATATCCATCCAGAGGAAAAGAAATTCCTGCGGGAAGGTAAGCCGAAGTGGGCCGACCCGATCAGAGACGAAACTATAAAAAAGTCAGGCAGCATGGTTTCTGCACTGAAAAAACATGTGAATCCATATCCGGAAACAGTCGTCAGTGTAGATTATCAATATGTATACGAACCGAAATTGCTCAAAATTGAAAAGCCGTTCTGGAAAGGCGATACAGTCCACATTTTAGCAGACACAGCGGACGGAACGACTTATGAGGATGATGTGCGGCTCTTAACGATTCAATACAATCCGTTGAATCCATACAGCAGCCCGAAGCTGACTTTTGCTAATTTCAGAAAAGACATACAAGATATTGCGGTGAATCAGGCCAAGAAGCTGAGAGAACAAAAACGATATATTGATCAAATACTGACAGCGCTTTGATAGGCGTTTTTTATTTTGTCGAAAAGGGGAGTGAATCAAGTGTTGAGGTTGAAAAAAAATTACGATACCACTAGAAACTCCCGTTATGAGGATGAGCTATCTGGTGATATGGAAGCTATTGAGAGTAGCGTTAATGGAATTGAAAGTGAAATTACCCGTCATAAGAAAGCTGCTACGGCGCATACATCTGAGCAAATTGATCACGGGGGCTTTTCTTTACGAACTTATATTGACGGCCTGTATAATCGGGTGCGTAATCTCATTCTTAATGCCGACGGGACAAATGTAAAAGAAGTAGTGGACGCCCGTGTTAATGCTGATGGAGAAATTGCTCCACTGTTGAAAGAGCGTCTTGATAAGGAATATAACAAACTTCTGCGTAAGATCACCAGAAACGTTAACGTAGACGACTACGGGGCCGACCCGACCGGAGAGACAGACAGCACAGAAGCATTCAAAAGAGCGATCGGAAACGGAAAGGTGCGGCTCAATCTATCAGCCGGAGAATACGTGATAAGGGGCGTAAAGCTGCCGTCATGGACGTATTTGATCGGTCAGGGCATGGGCGTCACCACGCTAAAACTGCACGAGGACACGCCGGCCAGTGAGTGGGTTGTCACAAATGCTGATCATGCGAAAGGCAACCGGAATATCGTTGTGGAAGGTATGTCGCTTGACTGGAATCCTGATCGTCAGGGCGGCGTAGGCGCAACCGGAGGTGTACATTCAAGCTGTCTGCTTTTCGCGCAAGTAAAGTTTGGTATTGCGCGCGGCGTTGAAGGTATTAATCCCGGCTTACATTGTTTTGATGTATCAGCGCCTTCTTATGACATTACAGCAAAAGATTACACGGCAACGGGGAGCAAATATATTTGGATCGACAAGTGTGTCGGCACGGGATATGGTGACGACGGCATTACGACCCATTACAGCGAGTATATTTTCATTACAAATAATGTGATGACGAACCCGCGCGGCACTGCACACCGTAAAGGCGGAGCCAATTCAAACGGAATTGAAGTGGACGACGGCTCTAAGCATGTCTGGGTTATAGATAATTATACGGAGGGGAATGTGCGGGGCGTAGAGGTAAAAGCTCATAAGGAATGGCCGGCACCGAGTGACGTTCACATTCGCGGTCATGAATCATTTCGTGACGTTCGCTCATTTGATTTACGGCATATTGATCATCATCTTGTAAAAGATCCTTGGAGCGAGACGGCCCGCGATGTGACGTTAGTGGACTGCACATCCCGGGAACCCGTCTATAATTCGCTTTATGAAGGATTAGCTCCGAAAGCCCTTGTCGTTTCGGCGTACCAGCGTGTTCAGATAATCGGTTTTAAAGCAATTGGTGATCCGACATATGACTACAAAGACGGGGCGATCATTGCTTTCCAGTATAAGAGCAGGAAGATAACAGTAAACAACTTGCACATTACCGGATTTAAAAAGGCTGATTGTGACATTTATATTACCGGTGGCGATCAGATGACAGACGATGTATTTATTTCTGATTTTGTTATCCATGATTCCGCAAGAACCGGCATCGCGATAGGGGGCGGTGTATATAATGTCAACTTGTTAAATGGGCTTATGCATGTGGCGAGCGGAACGGCCGGCATTACATCCCCGAACACCCAGACCAATATTTTTCTTGTCAGAGCTTACGGCTACAAAGACGCGGCTGTCATTGCGGGGGAAAAGCATTCAGTCGTTCCGAATAACGTCAAGGGAGGCTTTCGAGCAGCTTCCGGCTCCGGTCATGCACTTACGAAATACAGTGCGATTATTGCATGTACGGGGCCGACGTACGCGAAAGGTGAGCGCAACCTGCTTGCAGGAAACGCCGGCGGCTCTTCCTCAGAAGGATCGCGCAACGGTGTCATGTTTTCATACGATTCTCACACAACAGGAGACGGGGCGTCCTCGGGTGTCATGTTCTCGAAGGCCACAAAGAATAGTAAATCTTACACATTGGCTTTAGGCCATGGAAACGGCAAAGCCTCGGAAGCCAACAAAAAAATTGAATTAAACGCAAAGAATGGAACAGTCAAGGCTACTAGCGCAATAGAAAGCGTATCGAATTTAAAAGACTTGGCGGAGTATTTTGAATCAGCTGACGGAGCAAAGATAGAGGTGTCTTATCTTGTAGCGTTAGAGGGTGACAAAATTCGAAAAGCGCAAGAAGGCGACAAGATACTCGGCGTCGTTTCCAAGACTGCCGGCGTTGTGCTTGGCGGAGCTGCCTTCTATTGGAATGATCGTTTTCTTCGTGATGAATTTGGCGGCATTATCTACCGGGAAGTATTTGACGGTGACGACATCATTACGATTCCAGCTGAGAACCCGAACTATGATCCAGAAGCTGAGTACAAGCCACGAGAGGAACGAGATGAGTGGCATATTATTGGTTTGATTGGTCAAGTGTTCGTGCGCGTTGATGATACCGTTAACGTCGGTGACAGTGTTTCAGCAGTTGACGGCATCGCCACAAAGGCGGAAAGAGGCGGTTACGGAACGGTTATGAAATTAGATACACCGTATGATGCAGAAAAAGGATACGGCGTGGCACAAATGATGGTTACGCCGCAGCACTAAGGAGGGATAAGCGACGATGTATAAAACGGGCAGCGTGCCGATCAACATTAATACAAACCCAATCAATGGCCGGAGTACAAATATACAATTTATGACGCAAGACACTGGCAGCGCAAAGCTGTTTTTTTCTTTTACAAAGGATGGTGTACCGTTGCCTCTGTCAGCCGTAGACGCAAAAATTGTCCTCCTGTATGATGATGGATCGTTTTATAAAAAGAGCCTCACCATCACTGACAAGGTAAATGGCACTGCGGAATATGTGTTGTCGAATGCAGAACTCAAGCACTACGGAACGGTTAAGGCTGAAATCAAACTATATTACACGAACGGGCAAGCGCTGGCGACTTCATTTTTTACTTTCTCTATCGCCAAAACGTTAGAGGATCAGAACATCGTTCCGACAGCTGACTATTACATTGACGATTTTGAAACGCTGAGAGACGGGATAAACCGCATCGTCGAAGAAATCAGCCAGACTGTCGAGGAATTACAGAAGAAATTTTCCGACCTGGAAGCTATTGAAACGAAAGAGGGGGCGCAGCAAAAGGCTGATGCTGCAGAGGAAAACGCCAAGTCTTACACAAACGAACATGCAAAAGATAACGTGAAACATATCACGGCTGCCGAGAGAAAAGAGTGGAATGCCAAGGAAACCCCCTCCGGCGCGCAAAAGAAAGTAGACGCCCATGCGAACGATCAAGAAAAGCATGTTTCTTCAGCAGATCGGAAGGCTTGGGACGCCAAGGAAACCCCTTCGGGTGCTCAGGATAAAGTAAACACGCACGCCAACAACACGGACATTCACGTTACGGCCGAAGATCAGGCGTATTGGGATGATATGACCCGGCAGTTTAAAGCTCACAACTACAATCAAGAACGGCATATCTCTGCAGCTGAACGAAAAACGTGGAACGGAGCTGTCACATATGCAAATATCATGCTGAAAAACGGAGCCGCCGCAGGGACGCGGACACCGATGTATGCAAAGTGGGGGGCATTTTTAATCTTACGGGGGCATGTGAAAACAGACGCCGAAATCATATTCGGCTCCATCCCCGCGGCATACGCGCCCGCTGGCGGTTCCGTTATAACAGTGCCGTTAAGTGGTACAGGCGGCACAGCCAATTTGATCATTTATGATGATGGGGATTTGAAAATAAAATACCCGGACCCGGCAGACTCAAATAAGATGGGCGGGGGCTATTACCTCGATGTGGTCGTGGGCTTTCAGGAAGGAGGGACAGCATGATTCAGGTTTATGAATACGATGAAAATTTCATTTTGACCAAACCCGTTCCGATTGAGCCTGACGAAGAAGGTAACTATACAATCCCTGAGAATTGTACAATCGTCCAGCCTCCTTCTTTTATAAAGGCGATGTATCATCCAGCTGAGAAGACATGGACGGAGGCGGCCACCCAGGAAGAGAAAGAAGCCCTGGAAAAGCAAATTGAAAGCGGACGGGTACCTTCTCCTGTCGATGAATTGAAAGCTCAGAACGCAGCTATCACAACGCAGCTTGCGGAAGCGCAGAGCCTGGCCGAGTCACAAGCGCAAATGATAGCCAATCTTTATCTAATGCTGGCGGAGGGAGGGAAAGGGTATGATGGATTGGTTTACAAGCGTTAAAACCATCTACGGGTGGGGGCCGCAGTATTACAGTAATGCAGACGTGGCCCGTTTTGTTGAATGGGGAAGAATTACAGAAGATCAATATAAACAAATAACTGGCTTAACCTATCCGATGACAAAACAGCCTGTCAGTGTGGATTTAGGCGGCGCCGCAAACTGATCAACACCCCAGAGGTGTTTTTATTTTGCCTCGAAGGAGGTGATTAACAATTGGAGGGAATACACGTGTGGATGAATTTTGAAAGTTTACAGATCGCAAGAACATATCTTTTCGGGGAGGTGAAATACCTTGACTTGCTTTTGGTCCTCAGCATCTTGGATGTCATCACAGGCATTATCAAAGCGTGGAAAATGAAGAAGCTCCGGAGCCGTAACGCATGGTTTGGGTATGTGCGGAAGATGCTCAGTTTTATGGTGGTTATTGTCGCCAATATTATTGATACGATAACAAATTTGAACGGTGTCCTGACTTTTGGAACCGTTCTTTTTTATATCGCAAATGAGGGCCTGTCCATCACGGAAAACTTGGCACAGATTGGCGTTAAAATTCCGGCCGTCATCACGGAGCGCCTGCACGTAATCGAAAGCGACAATGATCAAAAAACAGAAAAAGACGATCAGGCAGCTGGTTAATCCGGCTGTTTTCTGAATCCAAAACAGAATAGGAGACGATGAAACATGGTGAAAATCACAAAAGACTTTATTCCAGTAGGTCACAATAACAGACCGGGATACGCAATGGAACCGGCATACATCACAGTTCACAACACGGCGAACACGGCAAAAGGGGCAAGTGCAGCCATGCACGCCCGTTATGAGAAAAATCCAGAAACACCCACCAGCTGGCACTTTACAGTAGACGAGAAAGAGATATATCAGCATCTGCCATTGAATGAAAACGGATGGCACGCGGGAGACGGAAACCGCGGAACCGGAAACCGGAAATCTATCGGCATTGAAATCTGCGAGAATAGCGATGGAGATTTTGAGAAAGCCGTGGCGAATGCTCAATGGCTGATCAAAAAGCTCATGAAGAAGCAGGGGATTTCACTTGTAAACGTGGTACCTCATAAACATTGGTCAGGGAAACAATGCCCGCGCAAGCTGCTCGATCGGTGGGACTCTTTTAAAGCTGGCATCAGCGGGGCATCTTCGTCTTCGCCAGAAACAAAGCCCGGGGCGACCTACACCGTTAAGAAAGGTGATACTTTGTCCGAAATTGCACAGGAGACAGGCGTAAGTATGTCAAACCTCCAGAAATGGAATAACATCAAAGACCCGAATAAAATTAAAGTGGGCCAAGTGCTGAAGCTCACGGGGTCATCCAGCTCTTCTAAGCCGTCATCTAGTGGCAAGAAGTACGTTTACCTTCCGGCTTCGGCCAATTCATGGCGTATCTATTCTACTAACAAAGCGCCGGTTAAAGGGAACGAATGTGGATTCCTCCGTCCGAAGAAGTTCGGCGGCTTGAAGTACGAAATCCTTGCGAACCCGCAAAAGGACGTTTACACGATCAAGACGGATCAGTTCGGAAAGGTAAATATTTTTGCGGCGAAGTCCACAGGGGCAACAGTAAAATAAACGAAAGTAAAGATTGAAGCGTTATAAATAAAAAAGCTCCCTTTTAAGGGGGCTTTTATTTTGGTTCAATTTTGATATTAAGGAATCCTTCGATTGAGGTAAAATGAACAAAATAGTCACCATCCGTCACTTCAAGTGTATCTTTTTCACTTTTTAAAAAATCCTTTAGAAAATTAAATTCAATTCCTAATGCCTGAAAGACGGAATCGGCCGCAACTATCCCTTTTTCAGAAACGCTACCATCTAAATTGTAAATCGTCATATTTAAACCGTTAAAAGTTTTATTCTTATCAAACCAGGCATTTAAAGAGTAGCCTCCATCGGACTTGTCATATTCTTTTGCGAGTATTCTTGTATATGTTTCGCTGTTTTCGCGAGAGAAATCTCCGATGCTATCTGCTGAAATCTTAATAGGAATAGGGTATTTAAAATCCTCATCAAGTTCTAACGCCCTAATATCTTTGTTATATGCACTTTGAAAATCACCAAGACTAAAGTTAAATTCTTTTTGGGTATCCTCAACGCTCTGAACGTCAGAATCTCCCTCGACTTCAGAATCAATTGACTCCTCTTCTATTGATGACCCATCTGTAGTACTTTCTGTGGCAGCAGTGACATCCTCAGTTTTGGATTCGTGAGACTCTCGATTCAACGCACCCATAATGAAAAAAAGAGATAAAGCCAAAACAAGGCTTATTGGAGCTATTTGTTTACCTATTTTCTTAGTTTTTTCAAAGAAGATAAAAATCAATGCTGTAATAAAGACAAAGGTTGCAAATGTTGCAATAATACCAAGAATAATCAT